AACTGTCAACTGTTAATTTGCGATACAGGGCAAGAAAGTGCAATCGGCTGAATGGTCGCGACATATACGCGACACACTGTAGCTAAGTCATTGATATCATAGGCGCTAATGACGGATTGCTTATCCGCTGGTCACCCAGGAACGCGGCGCGAACACGCGGCGCGCGCGCAACCATGGACCATGGTTGCAGCGCCCGCGAGGCCCACTTGGCGGCGCTGTGAGAGCCCCCCACCCCGGGCTCTCTTGAGGAACCGGGGTCGGAGTCCCACCCCATCTCGACATGAGGTATAATGTAATACAAATGGAAAACGATAAACCTCACCTGACGCTGGTTGATTCGGATTTTGTTTCGGAGCACGATCAGGAATTTGCGCCGCTTCCATATTTTCCATGGGATGAGCGGCCGTCTACGCTGCCGTTGGATCAGGACGAGTGCGCCACGGCGCTTCATCTCAGTCAGGGTCATCTGCCGAGGGCTGCTTCTTTGCTGAAGGTTCCGCTTATTCGGCTCAATCGGATGCTCAAGCACAGTCCTCGGCTGCAGCGGGTGTTCAGCGAAAGCGCCGAGCTTATTGTTGCCCGCGCCTTCTCGAAATACATTGACGCTTTGGACGCTGAGGACGCCCGGCGGCAGGAATGGGGGGCGACCAAGATCATGCAGTCCAGAGCGGCGATGGGACATCTTTTTTCTCCGGCTCCGCCGGCCAACACGGCGTCTAATATTGCTGTCAACGCTGAGGCGCGCACGGTGACGTTTCGCTGGGCGGATGGACAAAGCCTCTCGACACCGGAGATAGATCCCTCTACGCTCGTAGAGCATGATCCCGACGAATGAATTTTTGCATGAGGCGTTTGAGGCGGATTTTGAGGCGGGCGTTCTCGTTTGGCGCTGCCGACCGCTGCATCATTTTCTTTCCGCTCGTGAATGGAAGCTGATCAACACCCGGTTTGCCGGCCGACCCGTCAAGGGCGAGATCTCCAAGGGTTATCAACTGGTCAGGTTGAATATCGACGGCAAGAAAACTCGACTGCGTGTTCATTTGGTCATCTGGGCGCTCGCGCATGGCCGCTGGCCGGAGGCTGAGCTTGATCACCGCGACCGCGACCGGCGTAACAATCGGCTCGGTAATCTTCGCTTGTCGAACCGCCATCAACAGGGGCAGAACGCTGTCCACCCCACCGGCGTCACCCGGCTTGCCGGCGCTTATCCGAATGGATCCGGTTTCATGTCGCGGATCAAGGTGAACGGAAAAGACCTTTATCTCGGGCAATTCGCCACCGCGCTCGAGGCTCACCAGGCTTATCTCAAAGCCAAAGCCGAGCACCATGACTGAAGCCGCCCTGCTCGAGCGCGAAACGGTCCTCCCCTATGTGCCGCGACGCCATTTCCGGGCGCTCCACGCTTCACCCAAACGCTGGATCTTCGCCGTTTGCCATCGACGCGCTGGAAAAACCGTCGCCCTCGCTAATCAGCTTATTCGCGCTGCCCTCCTCAATCCTAGAAAGAAACCGCCACCTCGCTATGCCTATATCGGGCCGAGCTTCGATCAAGTCAAAGATTTGGTCTGGGGGTACCTCAAACAATACACGGAAACTATCGATGGCATTAAGTATCTTGAAGGTGAATTGACTGTTTTATTTCCAAATGGGGCGACTATACGCCTTTACGGTGGTGGTCTGGCGTATGAGAGACTTCGCGGCATCTATTTGGACGGATGCGTGCTTGACGAATACCCTCTTTTAGCCCCTCAAGCCTTCACCAGCGTTGTCCGACCCGCCCTCGCCGACTATCGGGGCTTCGCCATCGTCTCAGGCACCTCTGCCGGCGACGATCATTTTCATAAGCTCAAGCTTCGCGCCGAAGACGATCCGGATTGGGCGATTTTTGATATCAAGATCACCGACACCGGCGAGGACGCGCTCTCCACTCAAGAAGTGGAGGAGATGCGCAAGGACATGAGCGTCGACGAATTCGCCCGCGAAATGCTCAACAGCTTCGAGGCGCCGGTGGAGGGCGCTTATTACGCCGAGGCCCTCAACGCCCTCGCCCTGGCCGGCCGGGTGACCCGGGTCAGCCCCGATCTCTCCACCGACGTCATCACCGCCTGGGATTTGGGCATCCGGCACTTGCAGGTGGTGTGGCTGTTCCAACTCGCTGGCCGCGAGGTGCATTGGATCGACTACATCGAAGGAACCGACAAATCGCTCAGCCACTACACCGATCTGCTCCATCTGAAGGCCCGCGCCGGCGGTTTTAAATACCGCGCCCACCTCCTCCCCCATGACGTCGAAGTGCGCGAGCTCTCCACCGGTCATTCCCGCAAGCACGAATTGTTCAACCTCTTGAAAGAGCCGGTGCTGACGGTGCCCAACCACAACACCGAGGACGGGATCACCGCCACCCGCGGCGTGCTCGGGGTCTCCTGGTTCGACGAGACCGCCTGTCGCCGCGGCCTCGCTCGGCTGCGCGCCTATCGCAAGGGCAAGAACGGCCAGGCGGTGCCCGACGAGGCCGAGGACGCCGCCGACGCTTGCCGCACCGGCTGCGTCGGCATTGCGCTGGTGTCCTCGATGCGCCACTCCAACCAACGCCTGCGGCGGCGGATTCGGGGGCTAGTGTGAGGTTTCGGCCCCAATGGCTGGCGCAGAAGCGGCCGCGCTGGCTGGACCGTCGTCTGCGCCGTCAGTATCGTCGTCTGCCGCTGAATTATCTTTTGCAGGCGCGGCATCTTCAGCTGCTTAGATGGGACCGAAGGCTTAAGGCGGCGCAATGGCGTTGAGCAATGCTGAACGGCAGCGTCGGTGGCGGGTCGGTTGGCGCAAGCGATTGTTGGCGGTGGCGGATCATGGTCGGCTCGGAACATTTGACCGAGGAGAGCGTCTCCCACATCATGACCAAGCCGGGGCAGGCGCATTTCGCCCGCGTCGATGCCTCCAACACCTGCAGGGAGTGCGCACAGTGGCTGAACCCGAAGGGACATCGGAATCAGACGGGCCTGTTGATCGACGCGCAATGCCTGAAGGCGCTCGCCATGATGCGCGACCCGCCGCCGGTGCCCCACTCGGCCTGGGCGTGCAAGCACTTCGAGGCCAACCCCACCCCGCCTCCGATCTAGAATCGCTCGACATGCACGCAGGTATGGACGAGCCCGAGCTTTTGATGCAATTGCTCGCCACCCTTGCGCGTGAGAAACATGCGGGTCGGGTCGAATGGCGAATTGTCTACGAGCACGCCCAGGCCTGCGTCGAGGCGCTGGAAAAGGCCAACGAGACGCCGCCGCGCCGTTGAGTTTGTCATGATTGTGGCGTAACCCCTGGTTGTCTCACGACTCGGAGGAAATCTATGGCAGGTCAACTCGCTTACATTCAGTTTCTCGATCCCGGCCAGCATCCCGATCAGGGCCTGCCTGGCGGCCGTCCGCCCCGTCCCGGTCAATTGCCAAGTAGGCCCGGCCGCCCAGTCGATCCCGATTACGGCGTCGGCGCCGAACATCCCGACCAGGGCTTGCCCGAACCGCCTCCGGGCATTTGGCCGCCGCCGGGTCCGAGCCATCCGATTGTTCCCCTGCCGCCCGAATCGGAATTGCCGCCCGGCGCGATCTGGCCGCCCTTGCCCGAACACGCGCAGGGCAAGTTCGTCGTCCTCGTCTGGATCTCCGGCGAGCACGAGCATTCCGGCTGGCACTATACCGTGATCGACACCAATCTCGCTCCCGATCAGGGTCTGCCAGGCGAAGGCGAAGAGGGTGGCGAGTACCCTGACCAAGGGCCGAGCCCACAGCCGCCGCGGCCGGGGCAGCGTCCGCCGCAGCCGGGCCAGGGCCTGCCGCGACCGCCCGTCGCCGGCCAGCCGCACCCCGGCAATCGGCCTCCGGGGAGCGCGCCGCCGCGGCCGGGCCAAGGTCTGCCGCCGACCGCGCAGCCGAAGCGATAAGCTTTTCAAATTGACCGCGCGCTGATACGAACAGCGCGCGGGGGTCGTCTCATGGATGTGGGCCATGGAACGACAGGGTATTCTAGAACAGCACGCCGATAAGTGGATTCCGGAGCCGAATACCGGGTGCTTGATCTGGATCGGCGCGCTATCAGGCGCTCCTGGCTTGCGACCGATGATCAAAGTTGGTGGACGCAAGGGGAAAAATTACTATGTTTCCAGGTTAGTCTGCGAAGAAGTTAACGGACCTCCTCCAACACCGAAACATGAAGCCGCACATGCCACCTCGAAGGGGTGTGTGGGTGCTGTTTGCGTGAGCGGTGGCCATTTGCGTTGGGCCACAGGGAAGGAAAATTCGGGGGATGAACCTCGCGAGGCGAGATCACGCAGGTCACGCAAGGGGGCCGGGATGGTGTACGATCTTCCGTATCATGTGACATTTGATCAAGCTAATCAAAAATATAAAGTTCATTGTGATGGTAAAAGCATTGGGCGTTATTTGACTATTGAAGAAGCCGTTTCTGCTAGGGATGAATATCTAAGCAAGGTGAAGTAGACATGGAACGTCTATTCTATCACCAAAAAGATAGTAATCCAGCTTCGACCGCTGCCTATGATCCTAAAGATCCGGAGTCCTATAAACATTACGTTCGCGCAATGATGAGCGACACTCGTGATTATGAGACGTCGTTTTTGTGCGTAGATAGACAGAACGCGCAACTTTATTACTATGGCATGGAGCCTTGGATAGGGCCCTATACTCCAGGTTCCCCCTACATCGGCGAGGATCCCAACGCCACATTGGGCGAGATCCTCAACAAGGATAACACCAACTCTCCGAACCGCTCGACTTACGTCTCCACCGACGTCCGCGACGCGGTGATGATGATGATCCCGAGCCTGATTCGGCTCTTCGGCGCTACCGAGTCGCCTGTGGTTCTTGTTCCCCGCACGCAAGAAGAGGTCGATGTTGCTGAACAAGCTACTGAGTATGTAAATTATACGTTTTGGAACGATAATCCAGGTTTTCTTATCCTCTATGGCTGTTTTAAAGACGCGCTCACAGTCAAAACAGGCTTTGTGAAGTGGTGGACAGACAACAACAAAGAAACTCAACGCAAGACATTTCTTAATGTCACCGCCGAACAGATCCAGATGATGCTGTCGGAGGAGCCGAACGCCAAGCTGATTTCGATCGGCAACCCGGTTAAACAGCCCCCGCCTCAGATTCCGACTGCTCCCCCGCCGGGGGCAGCGCCCCCTGCGCCGCCGCCGCCGCCTCCCACGGGACCGGCGCAGGGGCCCGCGCCCATGGCCGGGATGCCCTCTCCTGCGCCTGCGGGGCCCGCTGGGCCGCGTCCAGGCGCCCCGCCGCCAGGTCCAGCCCCTGGCGGCCCTCCTGGGGCTGCAGGGGCCGCCTCTGGCGTTCCTCCAGGCCCGATGGCTGGCGCCTCTCCGCCTCCGCTGCCCCCATCGTTAACCCAGCCTCCCCCGCCGGTGTTCGACCATTGCGTGATCGAGTTTGAAGTCTCGAAACCGATCATAAAAGTCGCCGGCGTGCCGCCAGAAGAGATGAGATTGGATCGCTATGCGCGGACGTTCCGCGACTCTCGTATCGTCGGCCACGAAAGAATTGTCCCGGTCGATCAGCTGATCGCCATGGGGTACGACCGCGATCTCTGCCTCGAGCATATTCAGACCTCGGAGAGCGCCTTCACCGTCGAGCCGCAGTTGCGTAACCCTGCGCGGTTTATGGGCACCCGGATCGGCGATGGGGTCAAATATGGAGAATGGTATGTAAAAATAGATCGCGACGGTGATGGCGTGCCCGAGCTGCGCTATATCTGCACCATGGGCGAAGATCAACAGATCGTCGCCGATGAAGAGGCTAATCGGATCAAGTTCGCGCTTTTTAGCTGCGACCCGGTGAGTCACACCATCGTTGGCGACTCGCTCGCTGATTACACCGAAGACATCCAGCGCATCAAAACCAACATGACCCGCGCCGTGCTCGACAGCGCGGCCGAGGCGATCAATCCGAAGACCGTTATCAACGAGCTGATGGTGACCGTCGACGACGCCCTCAACGATGACCTGGGGGCGGTGATTCGCACCCGCGGCAATCCTTCCGAGTCGGTCCTATTCACCAACACGCCGTTCCTCGGCCAGCAGGCGCTGCCCGTCCTGCAGATGCTGAATGAGACCTTGCAGCGTCGCACGGGCTTGTCGGACGCCGCGAAAGGCCTCGATCCAAAGGCGCTGCAGAGCTCCACCATGATTGGGGTCGAGGCGGTCATCAATGGCGCCCAGGAGCGCATCGAGCTGGTCGCTCGAGTCCTGTGCGAGACCGGCTTTAAGGACTTGTTCAGCGGATTGTACAACGAGATCTGCGAAAATCCCAATCAGCAGCGCACGTTGAAGATCCGTGGCAAGTACATCCCCTACGACACCTCGACCTTTGACGCCTCGATGGCGGTTGAAGTCAACGCTAACCTTGGTAAGGGCAGCGATCTCACGCGCATGCTGGCGTTGAATCAAATCAAGCAAGACCAGCAATTGATCGTCCAAACTTACGGCCTCGGCAATCCGGTGTGCGGCATCCCGGAGATGCTCAACACCATCACCGATATGCTCGCGCTCGCCAACGTCAAAAACGTCGGCCGTTACTTCAAGACGCCGACGCCGCAGCAAATGATGGCGATCCAGAACGCGCCGAAGCCGCCGGATCCGATGCTGATCGCGGCGCAAGCGCAGATGGAGAAAGTTCGGATGGAGGCGGCCAAGGCCGCCGGGCAGCAGAACTTCGACACCAAGAAACTGCTCTCCGAGCAGACGCTGAAGTCGCACGAGCTCCAGGCTAAGACCGAATACGATTTCCAGAAGTTGGCGCTCGAGGCTCGACAGGCGCATGTCGACAGCGCCCACAAGCTTGGCCAATTGGGCGCGACCTTGATGAAGAGTCAGTCGGACAGCGATCAGGCCGACACCCAGAATCAACTCGACATCGCCGATCAGCAGCAGACCGCTCAAGACAGCGCCCGCGAGCATCAGCAAGCGATGAGCCAGGCGCAGATCCACGCGGCTCAGATCGCCTCTCAGCATATGCAGAAGATGGCGCAGATCTCTTCGGCCCATAGCATGGGCATGACTGGGATGGCGGCTGACCACCATGCGGCGATGAGTGGACACGCGGCTGGCGTTCACAACACCCACGCCAAGCTGATCGCTGGCGCGCTGACTGCTGACGCTGATCATGAGCACGAGAGCCGCGAGAATGAGATGGATCGCGGCCACGAGGCGGCGATTACCGGGGCGACGCTAAATAACCAGCAGCAGATGGCCAAGATGAAGCCGAGGCCGGCACCGTGAACGATATCAAGGCTCAGGACGCTCAGGTCATCAAGGAGCTCGCTCGGGAGGCGCAGGGGCTGAAGGACAATCGCGCCTTCACCGTCGCCTGTGCGACGCTGCAACGGCAATGGTACGGCGAGCTCCTCGATCCTAAGACTGACCGGGAAGCAACTGAGCGGCTGCGGGCGCAATTGATCGCGCTCGAGGCGATTCCTCGCATGCTTGACAGTTTGATCGCCACCCAGACGATGGCGGCGAAGAGAGGATTACATGCCTCCTGAGGGATACGACGAAGCGGTCGCTGCGTTTTCGAACGAGGTTGCGCCGCGCGCTGCGCCAGTCGACCGGCGCGGCAAACCGGTCGCTGAGACGGGGGCGCCGGAATCGATGTTCAGCCCTCGACCCCTCGAGGGCGATCCGCTGACCGGAGATACGCGCGACGGCGGCGATAATGAGAGGCTGCGCGCGCTGGAAAGGGACGTTGCAGATGGCCGAGTACGGGAGAGGGAAGACGGCGAAGGTCGGTCACGATCCCGCCGCGCGCCCGCCGAAGATGAGCGGTCGGGTCGCCAACGACGTAGCTCCGACGCCGCGGAGCGCAATGATGCCGCCGCCGACGAAGGATACGCAGGAGCCGAGGATGAGCCGGAAGACATCTGGGCCATCGCTGCCGAAACCGACGACCTTCCACGGGCAGACGAGCGCGGGGAGGCCGAGACACGACGGGACGTCGCCGAAGGGCTGTCCGAGCGCGACTCCGAGGCCGAAAGGTTCGAAGTAACTGCCGACGGCGAGACCTTTCACGTCACGCTCGAGGAGGCTTTGCGCGGCTACAGCCGCGAGCAGACCTTCCATAAGCGCCTGGCTCATCTCAATCAGGTCAGCCAGGAGTTGCAGCAGAATCAGGGTTATTTACAAGCAAGTTGGGCGCAATGGCAGAAGGCGCGGCAGGATTACGAAGAAGACGTCGCCCGCATGCTCCCGGCCGAGCCCAACTGGGATCAGGAATTCGCCGTCAACCCGCACAACGCGCATGCGCAGCAGAAGGTTTTCCAGACCATCTACGCCAAGCTCGCGGCTTCGCGGCAGGCGCGAGCCGAGCGCGAAGCGGCGGCTCAGCAGGAGCATGATCGACAGGTTCAGGATTACGCCGTAAAAGGCTTTTCGAAATTCGTCATGGATAACAAGATCCCTGACGAACCGACGCTGAAGAAGAACCTGCAGTCGATGCGGCGCACCGCAGCGAATGCGGGTTTCAGCGAGTATGAAGTGGCCACGGTCTATGACCCCAGGATGCTCACGGTGCTCCTGAAGGCCAGCAGGTACGACCGCATGATGGCGGCCCGACCCCGGGCGGTCATCGCGGGCAAAGGTCGAACGCTAACTCCCGGCGCCGCTACACCCTTAAACGGGAATGGGCAGCGGAGAGGGCTCGACGAAGCACTTCGCCGACAGGCGAGCAGCGGAAGCTTAGACGCGACCGCAGAAGTGTTCCGTAGATTGCTCTAACCAGGGAGATTCCCTTTGGCAAAGGTTACCAACGCGTTCACCACCTACATGGCGGTGGGCAATAGAGAAGACTTGTCGAATTAAGATATCAGTTCGACTGAAACCGGGTGAATTGCTGGAAAGTCCTTAGAGCCTCGACACCACAGCGTAGCTGGCGACGGCAAGCGCGACGGTTTGAAAAGCGCGAGGATTGGACAATCAGCAGCCAAGCGGCCGAGGCAAGCGAAAGCTAGGGCGGTCGAAGGTTCAACGACTAGGCGGTGACGGAAGGATAATCCGCCCACGAGCGCCCGGCCCCGAAAGGGGATGATATAGTCTGGGCTCCTTGGAGACAGGGAGAAGTGGCGAGTAAACGGCGCCGCGGTAACAGACCGGCGATCTACAATATAGACCCGTTCGACACCCCGGTGATGTCGGCGATTCGGCGTCGCAATGTCAAAAATCGGTTCTTCGATTGGCAGACAGAATTCCTGCCGACCGTAAACCCCGCCAACGCCCAGGTCGAAGGTTTTGTTCTGGCCAATAGTCCAGGCCAACCGACGATACGAATGCAGAACGCGACCCAGATCTCCGAGCGCGACGCCACGGTGTCAGGTTCGCAAGAGGAATCGGACGCCGCAGGCAAGTCTTCTGAAATGGCGCATCAGATGGCCATGGCTTCGAAAGTTTTGAAGTCGGACATGGAGACCATTCTGTGCTCGCGGCAGGCGCGCAACGACGGCGTCGACGGCACCACGGCGCGTCAGACCGAGTCGCTCGTCCACGCCATCGCCACTGCGGTCGGCAAACACGGCTCGGGCCCTGGCGGCGCGGTGTCGCCCGACACCCCTGGCACACTGCCGGCGACCCAATACGCCAACTTCCCGGTTCCTGGCACGCCGGTCGCATTGACCGAGGATATGTTGGGCAATGCGATGCAGCTCGCCTACACCAATGGCGCGAGTCCGTCGTTATGGGTGGTGCCGCCGGGGCCCAAGAGGACCGTCAGTACATTTGTCGGGAGGTCGACCACGCAGGTTCTCGTCGGCAAGACTGAGGTCGTATCAACTGTAGACGTCATCGCTACAGACTTCGGCAGAGTGAAGTGTATCCCCTCTCGTTGGGTGCCGCCTGATGTCGGGATTCTGCTCGATCCGGATTATGCGGCTTTAGGGTTCTTCCGCGCCTTCCGTCAGTACCTGATGGCGCGGACCGGCGACGCAGAGACGAGAATGATCGTCGTAGAATGGGGTGTTGAAACTAGAAACGGCCTTGCTCATGTGCTCTTCAATGGTATAGCGCAAGCTCCACCTGCTCCTTAACCTTGGATATAGTGAGGCCATACCATGGGCGAGGCGCGCAGACGCTATGAAGTTCGCGACGGTGTCGCCCGTACACTGATCTATGACACGGATCAGCCGGATCGGTTCCATGTCCAAACGACTACGGACATCGAACCGATTCTCGAGAGCATCGCGCGCGACCGGGAGACGATGCGTCACGGCGTCAACAAGGTCGTCGCGCGCCTGCCGAAGTTCGTTGTCGAAGACCTCATCCATCGCGGCATTTATCACGACGAAGACGCCTTCAAGGCTTGGCTCAACAGTCCGGAGGCGACGCCCTGGCGAATCTGGCGAGGAGTCGTCTGATGACCGAGCTCACGCCTCATTTCACACTCGAGGAGATGACTGACAGCCAGACCGCGGCGCGCAAGGGCATTCCCAACGTGCCGCCGATCGGCAGTCCGGAGCGCGCCAACCTCCAGCGCACCGCCGAGACGATGGAGGAAGTCCGTGCTCTGCTCAGTAATAAGCCGGTTTTGATCAGCTCTGGGTACCGCAGCCCAGCGGTCAACGCCGCGGTCGGCGGCTCGAAAACGAGTGCGCATATGAGCGGGCTCGCGGTCGATTTCAGCTGCCCTGGTTTCGGCACGCCGAGAGCCATCTGCCACAAGCTGCACCCGCATATGAAGGCGCTCGGGATCGACCAACTGATCCACGAGTACGAGACTTGGGTCCATTTGGGGCTGAGCGCCGGAGTGCCGCGTCACATGGCGATGACAATCGACAACAAGGGCACCCGCAGCGGATTCGCATGAAAAACCTGCGCCCAGATTTCATCATCACCTGCATCTGGGCGGTCGGCTCAATGATCACACTCGTTCTGTGCGGCATGGAGATTATCCACAATCAGCAGATCATCGATAAGCTCTTGATCACCGTTCCTGCGGGCAGCGCGATCATCATGGGTTACTGGTTCAGCAAGGGAAAGCCGCCGGAATGAGCACGTTGGGCCTCATTATCGTTGTTTTCCTGATTGTGATCCTGTTCGGCGGGATTGGGCCTCATTACTACACCGGCGCGCCCTGGCGGCCCGGCTACGGCCTCGGTTGGGGCGGCAACAGTCTGATCGGGATCGTGCTGATCATCGTCGTCGTGTTGCTACTCACGGGGCGGCTATGACCGACTACACCACCTTCTGTGCGCAGATCGCCGATTTCGCCAATCGGCAGGATTGGTCGCCGGCTTTGGTCGGGTCGTTTATCTCGATGGCCGATCAGCATTTGAACGCCAATCTGCGCGTTAGCCGGATGATTGCGACGACGCAGAACACGGTCACCTGCGGTTGCGCAACGCTGCCTGACGATTGGCTGGAGATGGATCTCCTCCTGATGGCGAACGACGCCACGCCGACCGGCTGGATTCCGGTCACGTACAAGGCGCGCGACGAGTTCTTTCGCATTCCCGCGACGCCCTATTCCGGCACTTACGTCCAGAATTTCAACTCGACTTGGCTCAATTACACAATCGAGGGAACGACGATTTATTTCGGCGGCGCGCCCGACGAGCTCGAGGGCACGCTTTACCAGATGAATTATTACCAAGAAGTCCCGGTGATGGCGACCCTCGGCTCCAGCTGGGTCTACACCAAATATCCCCGATTGTACTTGCTGGCTGCGATGATGAATTCGGGATTGCACGCGGTCGGCGAGGAGCAGGTTTGGATGCTGTACGGGCAGCAAGTCGACAAGATGATCGGTGAGCTCAACGCCGCCTGGCTGCGCGCCAAGGCGAGCGGCTCGCGGTTGAAGCGAACCAGGGTGAGATCCTTTGGATGAACGATCAATGGATCCCCGGACCTCCCGTTAAGCCGCCGACGTGGGTGGTCAACCCGCTGCCGCCAGCGAACGCGTGGGACCAGACTGAGGGCTGTGCGACTTCTGGCGGCCCGGCGATCGTCGACGGCATTACTATCACCGGCGTGCCGGCTACGGTGAGCTCGCTCTATTGGCAAGTTTCGCTTAACGACGGGAGTTCGCCGCCGAATTTTCAAATCAATCAGCTCGACGGCAAGGGCAGTTTCGTTTCGACGGCGGTCGAAGTTACGCCAACCACGATCAATTTCGACTATCCGGTGCTCTTAAGCCGCGATCCGGTCGAGTCGATGGAGCCGGTGACCCTCGAATACCTCGAGACGCATTCGGTCGGCATTCCGGAACCGCCTGACAATCAGACTTACGGGCGGACGGCAGGGGCCTGGAACCTCGTGGTCCCGGCCAGCGGCGGCACTTTCACTGGCGTGACTAATTTGGGCGCGGGCGGCGCGGTGACTTCGGGCGCGCTACAGTTTTTCGGCACGGCGTTGCTTTCCATGCCCGCGGTCGCTCAGTTGAAGATCGGCGATGGTTCAGCGGGTCAGGTGCCGACTGCGGACGGCAGCGGCAACCTGACTTGGACGACGCCGACCACCGGCGGGCCTTACCTGCCCATTGCGGGCGGCACGGTCACCGGAAGCCTGACGGTCAACCAAGTTCTGACCGTTCAAGGAAGCAATTCACTCGTCCTCAACGCGCCGGTGACCGGGGGCAGTCAGCGAGGCATCCTCGCCACGGCGGCTAATGTTACTCGCTGGCAGATGCTGCTGGGCGATGGGACTGCCGAAGGGGCGAATAACGCTGGGGCGAATTTCAACCTGTCGGCCTATAGTGTGACCGGTGGGTTTCTCGGCAATTGGCTGACCATCGCGCGGGCGGACGGCTCGACGACCTTCAACGGCTCTGGCGTCACCATTGCGGGCGGCCTCGCGGTCAACGGGCTGCTTGCGCTCGCCAGTCCGAATAATCTTGCGATCTACGGCGGTTCGTCAGGCCAGGTGCTTTCAACCAACGGCTCGGGTGTCTTGTCGTGGACGACGCCAGCGACTGGGGGAATTGCAGATGCGCCCAACGACGGTACGCTCTACGGGCGTAAGAGCCTCGCTTGGTCGCACCTGACCCACACCGACATCGCCGACTGGGCGACGGCGGTTCCGCCTGCCTACGTCCTTCCTACAGCCTCCACGACAGTCTTGGGCGGCGTTCGAGTCGATGGTTCGACTATCACTATTTCGGGCGGGGTTATTTCGTCTACCGGAGGCAGCGGGGGCGGGATCGCCGACGCGCCTAACGACGGCACGGCCTATGCGCGCAAGAGTGCCGCCTGGGCGCATTTGACCCACACCGACATCACCGACTGGACGGCGACGCTCGCGCCTTATGCGCTGACGGCGAATGTCCCGGCCGCCTCGACCACCACGCCTTTGATGAATGGGACGGCGGCGGTTGGGACGGGAACGACCTGGGCAAGGGCCGATCACGTCCATCCGGTCGATACGTCGCGCTATGCGGCTTCCAATCCGAGTGGCTATCAGACGGCGGCGCAAGTCACGGCGGCTCTGCCGGTCGCTTCGACCACAACGCCGTCGATGAACGGAACAGCGGCGGCTGGCGCGGCGGCCGCATGGTCGAGGGGCGATCACGTCCACCCAAGTGACACGTCACGCCTGGCTCTAAGCGGCGGAACAATCACCGGGGTGCTCACGCTCACCGGTTCAGGACAGAACATCAATAACGGATCAATCAATTTCAATCAGGGCGCGGGCTCGGGTCAACAGATCGCGTTTTTCAACACGGCCCCGACCCAGGTCGGCGCGGTTTATGTCGACTATGCGGGAGCTACCATCAACCTCTTCAATTCCATCGCCGGCACCGTTCTTCAACTCGATCCCGGCGGCGATTTTCTCTACGCCAACGGCACCGGCGTGGCCTCGAAAGTCGGCGGCGGCTCATGGACGGCGGCGAGTGACGAACGGATCAAAACCGTCCTCAGCGACTACAAAGGCGGGCTTGACGAGGTCTTACAACTCGATCCGGTCGTCTACGTCTATAAAGGCAACGACGGCCCAGCCGGCGCGAGCCCGCACGCCCATGTGGCGGAAAGCGGCACGGCGTTCGTCGGTCTGATCGCGCAAGCGGCTGAAGCGATCCTGCCGGGAATGGTGACGAAAACAGCAGGGATCATTGACGGCGTCGAGGTTGAGGACTTCCGCCAACTTGACGCGACGGAGCTTGTGTTCGCCCTCGTCAACGCCGTCAAGACGCTGGCGGCGCGCGTCGCTGAATTGGAGGCCGCTCGATGACCACTGCAACCCACAATTATGGCTGGCTAATGCCTGATCCGGGCGGCTCGCCCAATACATGGGGCAATATTCTTAATGGCACGACCCAAGCCATCGACGCCGCGCTTTGGAATCTCAGCGCCAACAGCGCGACGTTCGCCGGAAACCTGACTGTTGCGGGCAGTGGGTCATTTGGCGGCGGGCTCACCGTCAACGGGTTCAACAACGTCAACGGCTACACCGTTTCCCAAGCGTCCAGCGGCGGCGACGCCACCTTCGCGATGACGAATAGCGCCGGAACCGTGATGGGGCAGCTCTATTGGGACCCCCTAAATCGGATTATTTTGGTTAACCAAACTGGCGGCGGTTATCTCGTCATCAACGCCGATGGCTCAGTCTCGACTAGCGGCGCTTTTAGCGCCGCAAGCCTCTCGTCCAGCGGAACGATCTTCGCCGCCGGTCAAATCACCAGCAACTCAGGAATTAACGTTGCCGGTGGCGTCAGCGGCGCGAACATCAACGCCAGTTCAAACATCACCGCTGGCGGGACGATCACCGCGAGCGGAAGCATTTCGACCACAGGGCAATTAATTTCCGGCAATACTGTACAGGCGACTGGATATCAATGCCGCCAAGGAGTAACTGGCGGATTTGGCGGTAATGTTTTTAATGCTTTTTACAATTCAGGCAACGGCCACACGCAATGGTACATCGATGGCGCTTACCAGGGCGATCTCGCTTATCAAGCGCCCTCGGATTATCGGATTAAGCAGAATGTTACACCGTTGCCGTCAATGTGGGATCGCGTAAAAACCCTAAGGCCAATTCGCTATACGCATAAGGAATATGCGCCGCTAAAAGCGCCCAAGGATAACGGCAAGGAGCATTGGGGGTTTATCGCCCATGAATTGCAAGACGCGCTGATCGATGACGCCGCGAGCGGGGTCAAGGATCAGGCAGACAGTTTGCAAACGCCTAATCCTTGGACCGTAATCGCAACCCTGACCAAGGCGTTGCAAGAGGCGATGGCTCGGGTCGAGGCGCTGGAAGCAGCAAGGTTATGAGCACTAAATTTACCCCTTTGGAGATACCCCCTGGCGTTGTTGCGATGGCGACCAAAAAAATGCGGTCGTCGAATTGGAGCGAAGTGAACTTCGTCCGCTGGCGTGAGGGTCAACTCACGCCGATGGGCGGCCAGGCGCTGCTTGTCCAAGCGGACGGCGCTTCTGGGACTTATCAGTTCGCCAGCCGCTGCAAGAGAATCCATGGCTGGTTCGATCTCGCTGGCGAATATCATATCGCCTATCTCTGTGAGACGAACCTCTACGTCGACACGGGCGGGGTGTTGATCGACATTACGCCTGCAGATGGAATGGCCGCGCCGGCGGGGCTGGTCGGCGGTTATGGCGATTTGCTTTACATGAACCCGCCGCCGCCAGACGATCTTTACGGCACCCCGCGCTCAATCCCCAGCTCGGTCGCCATCACCAAGATTCCAGCTGCTTACAGCCTCGATAATTTCGGTTCTATCCTCTACGCGATGACGGCGGACGACGGGCGGCTCTTGATGTGGGATCCGGCGGTTGGCGGGCCTGCGGTGGAGCAACCGGCGTCCAGCGGTCGTGGCCCAGTGCCGCATGGACGCTGCTTCGTGGTGACCCAGGAACGGTTCATCATGATTTTCGGCTCGGTCCAAGACGGGACGACTGACGGCGGTTCGTCTCGGCGCTTCGCTTGGTGCGACCAGGAGAACCCAGGCGCGTGGGATTACGCCAATATCACCAGTCAGGCCGGTTATCTCGACATCGAGCCTGCGAGCCCGATTATTTGCGCCGTGGCGGGCCCGCTTGGTGTTTTGATGTGGACCGCTAAAACGACCTACTTCAATGCGTTCCTAGGGCTACCCTACATCTACAATTACACCGAGCTCGCCAAGAGCTGCACTCCCTGGAGCCCGCAGAGTGTTGTGCCGACCACGACGTTGACGCTGTGGATGTCGGAGCAGGGGGTGTTCTCCTATAACGGCGCTTGGGTGCAGCCGGTGGCGTGCAAGATTAGGCCATGGGTCGACGACGATATTGATCCCGTTGCGGTGCGGGATTTGTCGTTCGCCGCCCACTTGAGCGAATTTAACGAGTGGTGGTGGTTTTTCCCGCAATTGGGCCAGCCGACAAACACGCGGGCCATCGTCTACAATTACAAGGAGGGATGGTGGACGCAGGCGAATCTGTCACGTTCGGCTGGCATCACCAGTTCCTATACCGCACACCCGATCTTCGCTGACGATTATATCGCTTATCAACATGAGATTTACGGATCAACGGCTTATGCCAACGCCAGCATGCCGGTGGTGCTGCCGTTCGCCGAGACTTTCGATCTTAACCTAACCAGCGGCTCTCGCCTGGTCACGGTCAAGCAGCTTATCCCCGATGTCGAGGCGGTGAACGCCACAGATTCCGCAGTCATCGCTAATGCTATCGCCAATCTGCGTTATTCGCTGTTCTACCGGAATTCTCGCAGTCTTGGCGCGCCTGAACTTCAGTCGCCCTTGGTTCCGGTGCGTTCAGACGGCTATGTCGATTTTCGTCAGACCGGCCGCGACGTCCGGTTGCGCATTGATGTTGGCCCGGTCATTCAGCCGTTTACGTTGGGCCAGCATTTGGTCGACGCGGTGCCAAGAGGAGATCGCTGAATGGTCACAACTCCTGGTTCTGGTTCGCCGCCGCAGGCTCATCCACCGCCGCCGTTGCCCGGCGATCCTGGGATCAGCAACGCGCTTAGCAATTATCTCAGCCAATTTTCGCTCTGGTGTCGTCAGGGCTTCGCCGTGAAAATGAACAGCAATGTGGCGCTGAACGGGATTCTGCTGCAGGCCAACGACGCGCCGCCGGGGCAGGCGCCCGCGGTGTGGTTGCTGCAGGTTCAGACCAACGGGTCGTTTGTCGCCACACCGGTGCCGCTCGCGGGAGGCAATCCGACGCGATGACCGCGCATCCCTACCACGCCAAGCTCGCGCGCCTGCTCGACCGGATGGGAGGACTTTATTCGGTGCAGGATATCCTCAGCGCCATCGCCGAGGGCCGGATGCAAAGCTTTGTCGAGGGCGAGACCTGGGCGATCACCCAGATCGCGCAATTTCCGCGCGCCAAGCTGCTCGAGATTGTGGTGGTGGTCGGCGAGCTCGAGGCGTGCCGGAAACTCTTAGGGCGAATTTTCCAGTTTGCAGACGCCAATGACGTCGGATTGATCCAGGCTTATGGTCGCCGCGGGTGGCTCAATCATCCGCTCACTGCGGGGTGGAAGATTCGGACGAAAAGCTTCCTCTATCAACGAGAAATGTGATGGGCGGATCCTCGACCACGGTCCAACAGGGCAGCTCTCAGAGCACTAACGAAATCCCGCAATGGGTTCAAAACGCTGGGCAGCAGAATTACGGCTTGGCGCAGCAAGTCGCCAATCAACCGCTGCAGCAATACCAAGGCCAGATAGTGGCGAGTCCGGGGGCTCAGACCCAGCAGGCGTGGAACTTGGCCGCCAATAGCGGCAACGTCGGCCAGGACGCGCAGAACGCCGCCCAAGCGGGCTATCTCAACACGGCGAGCCAGACGCCCGCGCAGGTGAATCCGGCGCAGATTTCACAGCAAAATCTGCAACCTTACATGAATCCTTACACACAGTCGGTGATCAACCAGACCTTGCCTCTGATGCAACAGGCCAACGCCCTGCAGCAGAACCAAGTGCAGGACCAGGCTGCTTCCTCCAACGCCTATGGCGGCTCGAGGCAGGGGATTCAGCAAGGCGTCGCTCAGGCGCAAGGGGCGCTCAACGAAGGGCAGATGGCGGCGCAATTGAACCAGGCCAATTACGCCCAAGCGCAGGGCGCGGCGGCGCAGGATGTGGCTTCGCGGAACACCGCCCAGGCGCAGAACCAGGCCGCTGGTCTTTCGCAAGAAGGTCTGGTCAACCAGGCCGCCTCGGGCCTCGGCACGCTCGGCACCCAACAGATGCAGAACAACATCGCCAATTACGGCATGTTGACCTCGGCCGGCGGCTTCGAGCAGGCGCAAGGCCAGAACGATATCAACGCCCAACTGGCGCAGTTCCAGCAAGCCAATCAATACCCGCAGCAGCAACTCTCGATCATGGAGAGCGCGCTCGGCATGACCCCCTACAACACCGGCACATCGGGCTCGAGCGCCTCAACCTCGACCACCAGCCAGTCGAACCCACTTGCCGCGGCGCTCGGCGGCATTCAGACCCTCGGCGGCTTGTTTTCCGCGCCCGTAGGCGGCACCAGCGCGATGTCGGGTCTGATGAGCATGTTCGGCGGCTCGGATCGCCGGCTGAAGACCGACATCGTCAAGATCGGCAAACACGCCACCGGCATCCCGATGTACGCCTATCGGTACAAAGGCGACCCAAAGTCGTACCCCAAGGTGGTCGGTCCGATGGCCGAGGACGTGGCCAAGATCGCGCCCCACGCGGTGCGCAAAGTGACCACTCAGGGGCATAGGGCGGTCAGCATGCCGATGCTCGACGCGCTGTCGCCGCGCGCCACGCCGCTCTCCACGCCTGGCGTGCAGACGGCGCTCAACATCCTGAAGCAAAAGCCGCAGCCGTTTGGCGCGCTATCGCCGAACGCCGCGCCGCCGACGCGCGGCATGCTCGGCTCGGGTGGGAAACTGCGGGCGCCGGGAGCGCCGATCGTAGGGGCGCTCGGTGGCTGACAACACCACACTCAACACTTACACGCCGTCCGCGCTGCCG